CAACAGGGAGAATAATTACAATTTTACCTTCTGGATGAAGAACACGTTGAAACTCTTTTAATGTTTCATGTAGTTTTTCTTCATCTGGTAAATGCTCCAGAACATGAGTACAAAAAAGAAGATCAATATCATTGTCATTGATCATTGATAGATCCCAGGAGGGAGTACAGAAAAAATCAGTGTAATCATTTGAATGAAAGGGAAGGGTAGGAATAACTGAATTGATTATATAGTTTGAAATATCTGTACCATATAGTTTGGAGAAAAGACCTAACTCATCTATTCCTCTTAAATTAATGCCACAGGCACAACCAACATCAAGTACGGTTTCCCAATCTTTACCAGGATTAGATTTAAGGTCAGCTAATTCAATAATCAGTTTTGCAAAATCTTTTTGCCAGTTACCATAAAATGTTATATCAAAATCTTCTTTACTCTGTTGGCAATCAAAATATTCTTTTTCATATTCATGAATTTCTGGTGGTGCAAATGTTCCAAGATTTTTTGGCATGATAGTCTCCTTTTAAATTGCATATAGTTTTTTGATTTCCCATCCTTTTTCTTTATAGATGTTAAGTCTTTCAATAGAATGAGAGTAGAAATGTTTATGAAACCTGCTTTTACCTCTAACGTTGTCAATAAAATCAATTACTTTTAATTTATTTTTTCCTTTGACTCTCCTCCTTCCTCTACCAATTTTTTGTATTGTGTCAATATATGATTTTCTTGCTGATGCGATTCCGACACAATCGATGTTGGGTATATCGGTTCCAATACCAAAAACTGACGTGGCAATAACAAGTTGGACTTGTCTGTTATTAAGCTTGCTTTTAATCCGATCATTTATTTCTCCTTTATTTTTACCATGAGCGAACATGGGTTTTAATCCCATCTCTTGAGCTACTTCAACCATGACATTGCCTTGTTCAATTTCATCTAATAAGATTAGACAGTTACCCCCATCATTTAAAGATATTTGTTTTGCTGCTTCAAGCATTTTGATACATCTGGTGATACTGAATAATACGTCATGACGTAAGACTTGTTGATAGGCCATGCCTGTAGGTCTATTACAAATGAACCGGAGAAGATTAATTTGTACGTCTGTTACTCTGTTGATAGCTTGTTCATCAGTAGTTTCGTGGATGATAGGGCCAATAGCTCCTGTCATTAAACACCATTTAGCAAAGTCTTTTTTTAATTGAGGGGTAGCTGTTAAGCCATATCGGTAATGAGTATTGGTAAGGTTTGTGAGTATTGTGTCAATGCTGTTATTCATTCTGTGACATTCATCGATGATGACCAAATCACATTCATTAAATTTCCATTTTCTTAATGATTGAAATAATGCAATGATGATATGACCATGTTCTTGTATACCATCTCCAACTTTTCCAATTTTATGATTGGGAAACCATTCAATGAAACGATTATAGGTTTGATTTAAGATTTGTTTGGTAGGTGTGATGATAATAGTTTTTGGTACATAAAGTTTGTCAACTATTCCCCCCATAACAACAGTTTTACCTGATCCAGTAGGCCCAACAAGGATACCTCTGCTCCTTGGGCCTACATTGGCTATCATTTTCTTTTGATATGGCTCAAATCGAATATCAGGCAGTTTAGATACTAATTTATAATCTATTTTATGATAAGGTATGCCATTATAAATTACAAAGTGTCCTTTTTCATTTAGTTTCTTATGAACATAAGGATAAAGACCAGCAGGAAAACGATTACCCCTACGATCCAGAATTGATTTTGTCTTTTCAGCACCTTGATCCCAATAAGATAAAACTTTCCAGACTTCATAGGCATGTGTCGTAGATTTTACCGTACATTTATGAGCAGTAACTTGTTTAATAGGTATTACCATTCTATTCCTGCTTGTTCCTCCCCTGATGTTTCTCCCCAATCATCTTTAACTTCAAATTCATCAACTGCGAATTGTCCTATAGATAAATCACGATAAATTCCAACAGATCCATGTTGTTTACCATGACGATAGTTAGCAATGTAAATCCTTGCTCTGCTTTCTTTTTCCTCTATATCAGTTTGACAAATAGCCAGAACAAGGTCTGAATTAAAAATAGTATCAATGTCATCGGCAACTAAATATGAATGAAATACTTTTGCTGTCATAGCACGTCTATTACCTTGCATAGCAGAGATAGAAATTAAATTACGTGTGGCAGCTATTTCTTTTAGGCCGAGACAATTTTCAGAGATCCTATCTTTTTTCTTTTGTCCTGCTTCAGTTTCTTTCATGATACCTAAGTAATCAACAATTAATATATTGGTATAAAATCCTTTCTTTTCTTCCAGTTCATCTAATATCCGGTTAACATCATGGTAATTTAAACGTCCTCTATCAAAGGCTACCACTTCCAGATTGCCACCTGATATTTTCTTTAACCTTTCTCTGTTTTTAATTACTTTTTTAATGTCATAGATGGTGTCAATTGTTTCAAGGGTTTTAATGTATGTATCACCCATAGCTCTTAGGATTTCAGCTTCACCTTTAGGTGATGAAGTCATAAATCCAACAGACATATCTAAACGTTCATCGATTTGTTCCTTACCCATTTCCAGGGAAATGAATAATACATTTAAACCCTGGAACATAGCAGCAACAGCCATATCAATTAAAAACCAAGTCTTACCTGCTTTGGTAGCTCCAAGGGTTGTAACAAGCCATTTATTTCTAAGACCTCCTATTAAATTATCAAGCCCTTCAATTCTTGTTTTCATTTTGTATCGATCTTCTTTTAACCGATCACCAATGAATCCTCTATCAGAAACATAGTTATAGTAAGGTTCCTCAATTTGTCGTGGTCTTTTGATCGCTTCTAAAATCACTCCAGTAGCTTTATCGTAATCTTTAGCTTTAATTAGACCTGCAAATTCAATACTTGCTTCTTCCAGTTGGAAGTGAAACATAGCATCATTTATTTTATTTAAGATATACTTTGCATTAGATCCTGATATGTCTTTGAGGACACCAATAAGATTCATGCAACGATCATATAGATCATTGGTAATGGTGTCCTCATATTCTTTGAATATGTCAAAGAAATTTTCTTGAGGAGCTTCTTTATAGTCATCGTAAAAATCATAAATAATTTGTATTAAATGTTTGCGGTCTTTTGTTTTAAATGTGCTAATTGGAACTACATTACGAATTGTTTTAACAAATTCTGTATCTTGTATGGAGTGATAGATGATCTGATTGAGGAAATGATTGTTAAATTCCAGAACCTGATCATCCATTTATTTTCCTTTCAATATAAAAATAGACCATTCATTGCTATAATGATCATAGAATGTTCTTCTTTTGTTTTCTCCTTTTTTAAGAGGATCAATATCATTTGTTCCACCAGGATAAAATTTACCTTTAGAAAATACTTCTTTTATTTCTAATTGTTTCATTGGATCAAATGCATTTTTAAGTAATGCTTCCCAACTCCCTATCTTTTTTGCTGTGATATGAGTAGGGTCTTGTTCTAAAACTTTTTTTCTACTTCTACCTTTTTTAACTGCATCAAGGGTTATAAATATTTTGCCATTATTAACCAATATTCTTTTCATTTCTGAAATGGTATCCAGTATTTCATCTTCATCTAAATGCTCAAACAATTGAGAGCAATGGATAAAATCAATACTGTTATTTTCAAATGGTAGCTCAGAACTTTTACCAATTCTTAATTCACTTTCAGATAGTTCCAGTTTTTCTTTGCCTAAGTTGATAAGGTATTCTGAAATATCAATACCATAATGCTTGTCAAATATTCCTGTTTCTTTAAAAGCTTTTAGATTAACACCACAGGCACAACCAATATCAAGCATGGATTTATCCCGATAGTCCATTTTATATATTCCGGTCATAAATACCACAAGCTTTGCATATTGTTTTTGCCAATTACCATAGAATGCATAATCGATACCTTTTGTCTTGCATCGATTATAATATTCTTCTCCATAATCTTCTTTTGCCATTTATGTTCTCCTCACGTAAAAATATAAAAATTGTGAATTTTTTCGATGAATGAAGTCATGCCATATTCTAAACAAAATTCAGAGAAATCATCTTCAATTAATCTTGTTTCTTTGTATGGCAACCAATAATTAGATAGGGATGGATGAGGAAGAACGACAAGTTGATAGCATAAATCGTAGAGATCTTGGTGTTGCTTTATTTTATCAGCGTATGTTTTATCACCTTTGAGATATGCTAATGTTCTTTTCTCACCCATCCCTGGTACACCTGGAACGGTATCAGATTTACATCCTGCAATAGCTTTGTATTCAATCCATTGCTCCGGTTCTATTCCATAGGTACGAGTAAACCATTGTAAATTTTTTATGATTTTTTTATCAGGATCATAGACATAGGTGTTTTCAGTAATTAGTTGATACATATCTTCATCTCTTGTGATGATAACATTTGTTCCTTTAGAAAATTGTTTACACCATAAAGCAATGAGATCATCAGCTTCATACATAGGTAGAGTATATGTTGCAAATCCTAATTTTTCACATAGCTCTGTTAGATAGAGATATGCTTCTTCAAATTTTATTTTTTCTTCTTTTTCATCTGGAGTTAATGGATAATTATCTCTTTGTTTATAACCATCAAACTCATCGTTTCTAACACCTACTTTAGATATATCCCACATGATAACAGTATTGGTAATGAAATGCTTATTGGCAAGGCTTTGTATAGCATTAAAGAAACCATAGAAAACACCTGTGTTTACACCATTGTATGTTAGATTTCCTCCTCTGCTATATTTGGTTCTATAACAAAGATACCTACCATCAACGATCATAGTTATATCATTGGTATTTAGTTTAGGTGTTATTTTTCTTTGCATGTTAAATTCATCCTTGTGGGTTTAGCTTTTAACTCGACACGTTTAATAGGCTTTTCAATTTTTGGTACAGGACGTTTGCCATAGAGTCCTTTACCTTCTCTTACTAATTTGTCACGTCTTGGTATTAAGGGATGATTTGGTTCTGTATTTATTTCTTCAAACCCTTCATTAGAAGGGTAGAATATTTTTTCACATAGTCTTTCAGTACCCACATTATAGTAATGATTAACCCAAAATTTATCTACTCTTGAAAATAATTCATCTTCACATCTGTTATCTTTTAATAGATTAAAATTTACTGGATCATTAGTAGCAATATATGAATTGTCTCCTCCTGTTGCTGTTCTTTTTATTTTAAGTGGTGGCGGTTTAGCTTTGAGTGCTAATCTTGACAAATAGTACCTCCTTTCTTAACTACAGTTGGAAAAACCACAAAATACGCATTCTCCTCCTCTGCATCCTGTTGTATGTGTTAGTCCTTTTTTATTACATTCAGGACATCGTTCAAATATAGTAGCATATGGTGCGAAAGGTGGATCACACTCATATATAGCTGGATCTAATTTTTCTTTATCATAAGGTATTTTATTTTCTTTAGACATAAAATGATATTCTAATACTTTTGCCAATGCATCGACAATTGATTCTGCTTGCTCTTGTTTTTGTACATCATCAGCTATTTTAAACCAGAAAGGTATATCACCTTTGAGTCCTTCAAGAGTATCAACAATCCATTCCATAGTCATACCTGCTTGTAGACCTTTAGAACAAATCCTTGCCAATGCATCAATGACAACGTTAACCAGACCACCTTGTTTGCCAACTGAGAAAAACATTTCAATTGGTTTGTTATTATAATAATTAACGGTGACATAGAATTTACCATGAGGAGTTTTGATTTCAACAGTAGATCCATCACGTTTAATAGGTCTTTGTTTAATTATTTCTTTATCAATTTTTCTTTTACCAAATTGTACGATTTGTTTTTCTCTGCATCCATCTCTAAATA